GGACTACGACCAGGAGTGGAAGCCGTGACAGACACCGCGCTCCTGCTCGGCGGCCCGCGAGACGGCCAGGTCGTCGACCTCGACGCCCCGGCGATGCGCCTGGACTTCCCGCGCTATCTCGATGACGGCACGCTGGTGATGGACGCCTACGCCCACGCGGCTGCGCGGCTGCACGGGGAACGGCTGGCCTACCGTTACGAGGGCGAGCGCATCCCGCCGGCGCCCGACCCGGCTCTGCTGGCCCGGACACGCCGGGAACGGATCAGGGACTTCCGGGACGGCCTGCGGGGAGTTGCTGGCCGACCTGCGGAGCGGATCATGACCGATGCCTGGGAAAAGGACCGCGCCGAGGAATGGGCAGCCGCGCGCACCTGGAAGTTCACCGGCTACTACAAGTACACCTTCAGCTTCGAGGCCGGCGACGACGGCATCCACGGCCTCGTTAATGCTGGCGGCGACAGCGGCGACATCTACCGGTACGACGTCGAGCCTGAGATGACCTGGCTGGCTCTCGGCTGCGGCGAGACGGACCTCTGGATCACGGATGCTGCCGGCCACACGCTGTACGCGTGCCCTACCGGGCGAGCACGCTGGTGGTGACCCCGGTCACCGAGCCTTGTACGGCTGCCCCCTGAAGCTACGATGCCGGTCATGGACATAGCCGCAGCCGAGGTAGGCCGGCGATACCGGGTCACCTTCCAGGACTGCTGCGTTGAGGGAAGCTTCGAGGCTGTCCTGACGGCCAAGAACTACAAGCCCGGCCCGCCCGAGGCTGAGCCGTTCCTGGATAGCGTCACGTTCGGCAACGGGGTCACCTTCACTGAGCTCGGCATAGTCCTCGAAGAGGTCGCTAGCGAGCCTTGTACGGCTGCCCCGGATGCGCCTTCCGGTAGTCGCCCACGGTGCGATCCTCCAGCGCCCGGCGGTGGGCGTTGACCGCTGCCCACGCGGCGTGGAACGCGACAGCCGTGGGCGGCATGCGCCCCAGCACGGTCCGTGGGTTCTTCGACGCGGTAATGATCTTCATCGCCGCATTGGCGGCGGCGGCCATTGCCTCCTGCTCCGGGGCGGCCATTGCTAGCGCGCCCGGTACGGGGTCGGCTGGCCCGCCTTGTTCGCCCTGAACACTTTCTCCCGTCCTGGCAGCCTGGTTACCCCGGTAGCTGCCACGTGAGCCTCCAGCGCTGTCCTGGACGCGGCCAGGTGCATCCTGGCGGCTCGCTTCGCCTGCGGGGTCAGGGCGGCCGATGCCTTCATCTGGGCGCGCCGGACGTTGCGCTCATGGCCCCGTAGCTTCTGCCCGGCCTCGTACTGCTGCGGCGTACCGATCGGCAGCGACTGGGGCGCGCTCTGGCCGGCCACGACATAGCCGCGCTGCGCTCCCCCGACAGTTGCCGACAGTCCCGTTCCGTCATGCCACGGCAGCAGAGAGTGACGACAGTTCGGGTGAAGCAGCCCGGCCGCGACAGCATCGGCGAGCGTGCCCGCGATCTGCTCGGTTCGCTGCTGCCCGCTGGCGTCGGTGATGGTTGACGTGCCGGCTCCGTCGCCTGTCAGCGCCAGCACGCGGCCCTCGTACGGCCGGCAGCGCGGGCAGGCTGCCTCCATCGCCGGGTTGTCCACGATGACCAGCGTCACGCCTGCCGGCCCCATCCGGTGAAGCTGCTGCTGGAGGATCAGCCGGCTGGAGGCTGTTCTCGTGGCCATCTCCGCGTAGGCACTCAGTGACCACTGCCGCCCGTCCTTGCCGGTGAACCCCGTGATCCCCTGTGAGGCCAGGTCGTCCATGACCTTCTGGGCCTGCCTCAGCCGGGACATCCTCTCGGCCATCGCCGCCTGCACCGCGGCCTTGTGAGCGTCGGCCACGTCGCGGAACGGCCCGCCCTTGCTGCCCTTGGCCTGGTCCATCTGGAGCTGGTAGAGCTCGGAGGCGTTCTTCCCGGCGCCCGCTGGCGGGGCTGCACCGCCTGCGCCCGGGCCGCCAGGGCCGCCGTGGCCGCCTGGCGGGGGCTTCCCCGTCGCTGCCCCTATGGCTGCCATCCCGGACTGCACCGCTGATGACTGGGCGGTCAGCACGGCCTGCCGGATCGGTGCCTGGTCAGAGGGCGGGAGAGCAGCTATTACCGGGCCCGCCTTGTGCATGGCCGCGCCGAGAGCGCTGGTGATGGCGATGAGGATCTTCCGCTTCGCCATCTGCGCGCCCAGCGACCCGGCTACGACAGCGAGAACAGCGGCGGCGACAGCGGCGAGGATGGCGGCCTCAGCGGCTGCGAAGGCCGCTCCTACTGCCGCTCCTGCCTGCTGGGCCTGGTCCTCGCGCTCGGGGCCGGATGACGGCGGGACAGGCTGGGCTGGCGTGGTCACGTCAGCATCCGGCTGCGGACGGGCTCCAGCGGGCATCCCTCATCGCACGTCATCTCCTCGCAGACAGGGCAGGTCATGTCGTCGTCAAGATGCTCGGCGGCCTCGGCCATCTCCAGCAGGGCGGCCCGCTGCTCCTCGTCGCCGAACCACTGGGCCAGGTAGCGGAAGGTTGCCCCGGTCGCCCTGACGATCGGGTCCAGGTCAGGCTGCTGAGGGGTCGGCGCGCTCATGGGCCCCCGATTTCCTTGCCGTCGGCACGGTCGAACGCGTGGCGGTGAAAGCCGTGCTCGCCCCACGGGCAGTGGATGTGCGGGCGCGTCTCGTCGTAGTCGCAGTCCTCGCCGTAGCAGACCGGACCCCACCGTTCCTCGTCCAGGACCCGCGCTGCGGCTTCCTCTGAAGAGAGTGCCAGGGGCTCGGCTGGCGTGGTCATGACGGCACCCATCCGGCCGCAGGGGCTGGGCTGGCGTGGTCACTGGCGGCCCAGTGGGCGGTAGACCAGGACGCCGAGCAGCAGGCAGGCCATGCTCAGCAGGCCGATGAGCGGCCACGCGGGCATCAGGGCGTGCGTGACCGACAGCAGGAGGGCGTCGGCCAGGAGAGCCAGCCCGGCCCGGCGGCGGGTGATGACCGGCGGCCGGGACGGAATCGCCGGCGGGCTAGGCTCCCACTCGCTGCCCAGCTTCTCCAGGTCTGGCTCTGTCATGGTGACGAAGGCCAGCATGGCCTCCTTGTCCGCGATGGTGCCGCTGGCCATGTAGACCGTGCGGGCATCGGCGTAGGTGACAGCCCGCGCCGGGGCAGCCCGCGCAGCAGCATCCTGCCGCGCCCTGGCTTCCGCGATCTCGGCAGCCGCGCGGGTGATGACGCCCGACTCCCGCCGCTCCCTGGCCGCCTCGCCGGTGCTCACCACGGCGCGCGCGCGCTGGCCGTCCGGGTCCGCCGCGATGGCCGCCAGCCGGGCAGCCTCCGCTGCGCGAAGCTGACGGGGCCTGCCCGGGCCCGGCTCGTCATCCGCGTTCCGGTTCAGCTTGGCCGCCGCCGCCATCTGCCGCCTGCTGCTGACATCGGGCCAGCACAGGTCACATCTCGCCTTGCCCCTGATGTCGCCGATGATCCTCCAGAACGCGGCGGCCAGGCAGGTCACGTCCCCGCCCGCCCTCGCTGAGGCAGTCTCCGGGCAGCACGAGCCGACCGCCTGCAGCCAGCGCGCGAAGCCGGGCACGCCGCGCGAGGTGAAGGTCGTGGCGCAGCCGTCATGCCTCACGAGCCACGTGCAGCCGCCTGGCCCGTGGGTGGCCTCCATCTCGATGCGCACGCGCCCATTGTGCCAGCGCTAGCGCTTCCTGTGCCGGGGGGCTGGCGTGCTCATATGACCACGATGCCCTTCGGTAGTGCAGCCCGCCAGGAATCCACGCGGCGATGGCAGCCGTTGCAGAGCGGGATGTAATCCGACTCGGGCGCGACGCTGAATATCGAGTCCCTGTAGTCAGCCCGTAGCCGCTCGGCTGGCACCTCTGGCCAGTTGAGCGCCGCATTGAGAGGCCACCCAGGCTTGCCGCAGCCCCGGCACGCAACCGGCGCGCGATCGAGCAACCCCAGGTGCAGCCGGGCGACTAGGTGAGCCTGGGTGTAGGTCCGTGCGCCGCCCTGGTCCCGCACCTGCGCCCGGACCTTCACGGCCAGAAGCCGGATCGCGTCCCTGTCGGCGCGGCTTCTGTCGCCAGCCTGCGCGGCTCGCAGGCCATGTGGATGGACGCGCTTATCGAGGCCGGCCTTCGCTGCCTTGCGCTTGAGCATGTCGCGGACGTAGCGATCTGACACCGGCCCGCCCTTGAGGGTGCAGAACAGCACGTCACCTGGGATGCCCCGTTGTCGGCGCGTCTCTATCCAGCGCTGCAGGACGGCGGCGCTTTCCTCGTCAACGCACGCCGCAACCGGGCCGGCGTCGGCCATCCGCAGCGCCAGCGCCTCGCTGATGCGCAGGACGGCCTGGTGCATGGTCACGATGAGAGCCCGGTTGCGGACGCCGGTTGGTGCTCGCTGCGAGCACTGCCGAAGGATCGCCTGGACGTCAGCCTCGGTCAGCACCTCAGCCGGAAACGTCCGCCCGCGATTCGGTGGCGCCTGCCCCATTGCCTGCATGGCGCCAATGATGGCCCAGCCCCCCTGACAGAAACGCCTACCGCTTCCTGTTCCCCATCACCATGCTCGCCGTGAGCAGGGCAAGCAGGACTATCCCTGTCCAGCCGCCGATGGGTCAGGTTCCGTCCGCTGATACGCGCTTCAAATCACAGACGATGTCCACCGGGGCACCCGTGAGCGTCCCCGGCCGGGTGACCGCTATCACCATGTACTTGTCCCCGGTCCGCTCGTCCATGAGCCGGTGCTTGCTGGTGATCCCCGCGTAGGCGGGCACGATGGCCGTTATCTGGCGGATGGTGCGCGGCGTCGGGCTGGACGGGTCCTGCACCTGCTTGCCGGTCTCCACGAGCGTCACCGGCAGCCCGGTGATCACGGGGTCATTGGAGTCGACCGTGTCGCCTGCCCAGTTGACCGTGGTGCCGAAAAAAACTGTGCAAGAAGTATTGACCGTTTCCGCACCCATTGTCCGTTTCCCTACGCTACGTGCTTCCAGGCGCCCATTCAGCGTGCCTCCAGCCGTTCCGCCGCTGCACTGCCAGGACCGTCGCCGGGCCCGCCGCGCAGCGCCGCCATGTGCTGGCGGTGCTGGCGGTGCATCAGCGCCAGGTGCTCCCTGTGATGACGCCTGGCCAGCCGGTCCAGGTGCACCACGGCCAGCGGCGCCCAGATGGCCGACGCCAGCAGGTTGCCCGTGACAATCCCGGCGGGCCACGCGAACAGCGTCTTGTCCTGCACGAAGCAGAACGCCGCCAGCGCGATGACGTACGCGGCGAACACCGCCCGCAGCGGCCAGGGGCTTCTCGGCGGCGCCGGCGGCCCGGTCACGCCGCTGGCCGCGCCGGCGCCCGGATTCGGGTGCTCGGGCAGTGCCATGCCGGTCCTCCCTTCCCTACTTGTGAAGCACGATGGTGAGGATCACGCTGATGACCCCGATCACGACGATTGCCACGGTGAGGAGCTGGCCGGTGTCCAGCCGCCGCTCGGCGCGGAAGTCCTGCTGGCCGCTGGCGGTGCCCTCACCGCGGTCGATGCGCTCCTTCAGCTCGGCGAGCCGGTCAGTGAACGTGTCGCTCAGGGCCTTGATCTGCGCCAGCAGCAGGTCAATCTGCTTGGTGAACGACAGCTCGGTCTTGTCGGCCGCCTTGGCCGCCGCCTGCGCCTGCTCGAACACCGCCTCCTTGGCCGCCTGGAGGGCTGCGGCCAGGGCCTGCGCGCTCGCGGTGGCGGCCTGGCCGGTCCGGACGTCCCGCTCAAGGAACTGGAGCTCGATAGACGAGAATTTCTCGTCGTGCAGCTCCTTCAGGTGGCTGATCGCGGTCTGGATGGCGGTCGGGGTCCGGGTGACCGTATCGGACAGGACGACTGCCGCCCGGTCCATGCCGTCCAGGCGCGCCTGCAGGATCTCCCGCAGCGCGGACACGTCGCGCCGCAGTTCCTCGGTCGTCAGGTAGGGGGCGCCGGGGACGTGGCCGTCGCGCGGGTCGTCGCCGGCCACGGGGCTCACCTCCTCCGGCCGGGGCGGCCTAGCTCAGCGCGAACCAGATCGGCAGCGACCCGGTGGTGGTGAAGGACGACGGGGTGACGTTCGCCGGCGTCGCGGTGATGGCCGTGGCCAGGATCGCCGAGCGCGAGGACGCGGCGGCGAGGTGGGCGTTGAACGCGCCGACCGGCGCGGCGGACGTGGCGAACGTCGGCAGCGTCGTCCCGGTGGCCACCACGGCCCCGTAGTAGGTCCCGGCGGGCAGGCTCGTCAGCGAGCCCGTCGCCGAGGCGGTCAGGGCCGTGCCGCCGGCAGCGGTGCCGCCTACGCCGGCGGTCGCCCAGATGGTGTGCTGGTCCGCGGACTGGCCGATGAGCGTGCCCGCGGCGTTGAACAGCAGCGCCCAGCAGTCACCGGAGGTCAGCGTCCCGCCCGCGGTGGTGATGTCGTACCAGAGGTTCGACACGGTCTGCGGCGAGGGCAGCTGGATCGCGGTGCCGTAGACCGACCCGGCGGTGCCCAGGATCGCGGTGCCCGAGGCGTGCGCGGCGTCGAAGGACCAGCCCAGGAACGGGCCGTTCAGCTGCGACTGGGCCTGCGCGAACTGCGGGGCGACGAACTGCGTGTAGAACTCGTAGGTCATCGGGGAGCCGGGCGAGACGTTGACGGGCAGGACAATCGGCATTGTTACTCCTAGTCACCAGCTGATAAGTGGCGCGGCGGGCAGGACGCCTGCCACCCGGAGGATTGCGAGGGCCTGCGGGGCGATCGGCGGAAGCGCCCTCGCCTGCATGGCCGCCGCCCGGCTGGCGGACACGCCGCCGACCGAGGTTGAGGCGTACTCCCGCTTGACGTTGGCGTCGTCGTTCACGGCGATCACGTACTGGGCCTGGGCGCAGGTGGCGCGCATGAAGCAGTTCGCCACGAACGCGTCCTGCGGCATGCCGTCCGCATCGACCCGGTAGACCGCGGCGATCAGGGCCACGTCCATCTGCTCGGAGGCCCTGCTGAGCGCGATGGTGACCCGCTGGGACGGCGTCCAGGTATCGCCCGACCAGGCCCGGTACTGCGCCGCGGAGGCGTAGACGCCGGGCAGCGGGACGGCCAGCGGGTCCGCGGCGACCTGCACGGCCTGGGTATACGAGACGGCCATGCCGTCGGTCAGCCGGGTGCCGGACCAGGTGACCAGGTAGCTGCCCGGAGCCTGGCCGTCGGGCACTACCCAGCCGAATTGATACAGGCCGTCGCCTAGCTGCAGCACGCCGGCAGCGGTCGCGGGAACCGGCGTGCCCGTGCCGGCGTCAGATGCTCCCGACGCGGCAATGCTGATCGTGACGCCCGAGGCTGACGCGGCCTGGCCCGAGTTGACGTACGTCTCGAACTGGACCCTGAGCGTGACCAGGCCGCCCGGGAAGACGTCGCTCGACGCGTTCTCCATGGTCTGGATCGTGGGCACCGGCTAGCCTCCCCTCAGCTCAGGCGTGCAGGTCAGGCGCGGGCAGCGTCGTCAGGGTTGAGGATCTCCAGCCCGTCCGGCGGGGCGTCCGGGTCGAACGAGGGCGCGGTGAACCGGGCCTTGATCTGGTCCCGCGTCAGCCCGGCGGCCTCGTCGCGGGTCATGCCCTGGGCGACCGCGTAGGACAGCCAGGTCTCGTGGGACGCGTTGCCCTTGGGCTGCGACGCCTCGACCGTCTCGGCCGCCGCCAGCTGCTCGCGGGCCAGGTAGTCGGTGTCGACCTGAAGGTGCCCGGAGTCCAGCTGGATCTGCACGCCCGGCGGCAGGGAAAGGTAGACCTTGTCGCCGCGGAACCGGGCGCTGCCGCGGCGGACGTCGCCGTCGGTGGCCGGGCCGGGCCGCAGCCACCTGCCCTCGTACTCAAGCCTGACCCCGGTGCCCGGGTTGACCAAGCGGATCACTGCTGCCTCCTTGCGTGCCTTCTCCGGCTGGCCCGCGGCCCGGCCGCCGGAGAGAAGCCGGGACCGCGGGACAGGTACTTACAGGACGGGCGACTGGCGGACCCAGACGGTCATGGACGTGCTCGCCGACCAGTCGAGCCACAGCGAGCCGTCGGACTGGCCGAACCGGTCGCCGTCCAGCGAGGTCAGCACCGTGAACGAGGTCGCGGCGACGATGACGCTGAGGTCACCGGCCGACGCGCCCGCGAAGGGCTGGTACTCATCCGTGGTGTAGCCGCTGTTCGCGGCCCCCGTCGCCACCCCGCCGTAGCCGCCGGCCCGCACGATGACGGTGTGCGGGCTGGAGTCCGCGTTGTGGATGATGACCTCGGACTTGAACGCGCCGGGCGAGGCGTAGATGTTGCCGTTGGTCGCGTCCGGGGTCGCGCCGGCGCCCAGCGGGGTGCCGCCGTTGCGGACCGACGTGACCGCGGTCAGTGCAGTGCGTGCCATTTCTCAGGCTCCTTTTCAGCCGTAAGTGACGGTGCCCGAGAAGGACGCCGAATCGGGAGCGGGAGGCGTGGCGGCGGCGACGAAGGCTGCTTCGGCGTCCGCCTCGGTGGCAAAAAGGCCAGGCGCTAGCTTGTAGTTGGTTCCGCCCGCCGGCATCACCACATCCCATCCGCCCTCTTCGCTGACGGTGGTAACCGCCTCCACCAGGTCGAGGTTGACGTACGCACCAGCCACCGTTGTGGCGACCCAGTTAGCCATGACTCAGGCTCCCTAGATGCCGACCGGGCGGACGACGCCCGCAACGGCGATGTGGTCGGGGCGGACGAGCTTGCCGCCGTAGACGTGCAGGCCGCGGACGGCGTCGCCGAACGTGGTCTGGAGCCTCAACGCCTCGGTCTGGACGATCTGCTCCGCAAAGGTGATCGCCATCGGGTGGCCGGCCTGGACGACCCAGCCGCCGCCCGCGCCGCCGCTGGTGGCCGCGGACGAGGTGGTGTCGAACTGGATCGAGTTGTTCGAGATGTAGACGTCGAAGCCGGCGACCCGGCCGATCAGGCCCTCGGCGAAGACCTCCTGCTGCGCAGGGGTGGCGACGCTGACGAACGCCTGGGTCTGCTCCAGCAGCGCCTCGGCCCACGGCGGGACGATGAGGTAGCGGCCCTGCTTCGGGACGTACGCCTCGTCCAGCTTCACCTTCAGCGGCAAGACGACTTTCAAATAAAAGTCGGCCGGGGCGCTGGAGCTGCCGCCGTAGACCGCCGGGGTGAGCTCGTCGCCGAGGATCAGGGTCGAGTTGCCCGCGTTCAGCAGGATGTTGGCCTGCGCGCAGCCGGTGTAAAGGCCGGCGATGAACTGGTCGGCGGTGTCGGCCAGCCGGTACGCGGCCCGGTCTTCCAGGTAGCCCTGCATGTCGCCGGCGGCCTGGCGCTTGTCCACGTCGTCGATCACGAACGCGAAGTACTTCCGCTGGTCGATCAGCAGTTCCATGCCCGCGTCATCGAGCTCCTGGTAGGAGATCGACTCGTTCGGGGCGTAGTCCGAGATGGTCGGGTCACCGAACTGGGTGATGTGGACCGTAGTTCCGGGGCCGGAGACCTCGCCCTCGTAGTCGTCGTTGACGACTCCGGGACCGCCGAAGACCAGGGCCTTCTTCTCGGCGGCGAGGATGACACGTGACCAGAGTTCCGGTTTGAACGCCAATACACTCATTTGTCCGTTTTACTCCCTACTTGGGTAGGTATGCGTACCCGTTGCGGGAGAAAGGACTTATGCCGTTTCGGCATGTCAGATCCGGCGAATCGAACCTGAATCCGGTAAAATTAAAGCCATGTCGGAGCTTAAGGAAGAACTGGCCGAACTGGCCGCGCATTACGCCGCGAAACGCGATGCCGTGACGGCCAAGTGCCCGTGCGGAGCCCCGGCCAAGGCTGGCCGATTCAGGAAGCAGGGAGATCCGCTCTGCATGCGCTGCTACATGCGCAACTACGCGGCGGACAAGGAGTCGAAGTTCAAGCGCCTGGCCCGCGAGGTCCAGGTTGCGGCCAAGGACGGGAAGCCGTGCGCTGACTGCGGCGTCGTCTATCCCACCTACGTCACGCACTGGGACCACGTGCCGGAGCGCGGGCCGAAGCTCTTTAACATCGCCCGCGGCGACTACAGCATGGAAAGAACGCTGGCCGAGATCGCCAAGTGCGATCTCGTCTGCGCGAACTGCCATGCAGTCCGCACCTGGAACCGGCGCCGCGAGCAAGGGGTAGCTCCTGATGAGGAGTACGGGCTACCCGTTGCGGGCGAGAATGGTGCGGCTGCCGTTACGGCAGGGGCTGTGCTGTTCTAGATACTAGCCCGCGTTACGCGGCGTAACTACTGTGCCGGCTCTCTCGTCGCCAGGACCGACGCGTACGGTCCCCGGACGATGTCACCGGCCTCGGCGAACTCGAACCTGCCGCCCGGGCCGTCATGGGTGAACCGGAAGCTGCCCGGGTCGACGTCATGCCACAGCCCGTCTGGCAGCAGGACCGTGGTGATCACCGCTACCGCCGTCCCCTGGTCTTGGGCTTGCCGACGCCCAGGTTGACCAGCAGCCCGTCCGCGATGGCCTTCGTCATGACCTTCCCGTCCCGGTCCATGCCCGGCGCGGTCCAGTGGTCGTAGTCGGCCTGCGTCCACAGCCGGTTCCCGCCGGGCGCGCCGCTGAAGTCGCTGCCGCTGCTCGGCGCGGGCGGCTGGACTGGCGGTGCCTGCTGGGCAGGCTGAGCCGGTGGCTGCTGCACGGGGGACGGCTCCTGGACCTGGGCTCGCGGGGCTGCGGACTGATAGCGCGGCTGAGTCGCTGCCGCCTTGACGAGCTCGGCCACCTGGGACGGGAAGTCGGCCGACTCCGGGTCCAGCTGCTCGGTCTGCCGCATGAACTCCCGCGAGTCCAGCAGCGCCCCTGCAGCTGCTCCAGCGGTGGCCGCGGTGGTGTAGACGGCGAGCTCCACCGTCCGGGCCTTCGCGGTGGCCTGGGCCTCGTCCAGCTTGCGGGTCAGCTCCGCGGGGTCGGGGGCGTCGTCGAACTCGATGCCGACCTTGTCCGCGATCTGCCGCAGGAGCGCGTCGCGGCCCTTGAGATCCTCGTGGTTCTTCTTGGACCGGGCCTCCTGGTTGCGGGCCTGCCGTTTCCACTGCTCGGTCTCGGCCTTGATCCGGGCGTTCTCGGTCTTGGCCGCGGCGAGCTCTGTGGCGTAGTCGTGCTCCGGCTCGGCGGCCTGGGCGGGCGCTGCGGGTTCGGCGGGCTGCGCCGGGGCCTGCTGCTGCGGGGCCGCAGCAGGCTGGGCAGGCGGAGGCTGAGCCGCGGCAGGTGGCTGCACAGGCGGGGCCGGCGGCGCCTCAGTCGCTGGCGCCGGGGGTGCTTCGGTGGGGGTGCTCATCGGTGGTGCTCCTGTTGCAGGCGTTTCCTGCCGTTACGGCCTGGGCTGATCGTATTGACGCGGCCTTCGCTTACGCGAGAGACGCGCGTGGCGGCTGATGAGTTGTCGCGGGGCGCCCGTACGGCGGGCCGCCCCCCCCCCCCCCCCCCCGGGCC